GGGGCGGTCGTACCCCTGGGCACTGGTCGGTGTACCACCGAAGTAGGTGGGCCGTGAAGATGCGGGAAGCTGGGGGCGAGCCACCTAGCTACCAGCCTCGCCGTACCGCTGTCGCGTACAGGCGTCTGATGGAACCGTCATCATCGTAAGGAAGCAATTTCTCCAACGTTCCAGCAAGAGACGACATTGGGGTTCGAGCAGTAGGTCCCGGTCCTGGCCCGAAAGGGGCACCAGCCGTGATCGGCTCATCCGGTCGCTCCGTAGGAGCAAACAGGGGAGTGGGAGGAGCCATCTCCTCCGACACCACCTGACGACCCGTACGGGGACGCGGAGCAGCAGGAGCCTTCGACATCGGAGCAGAAGTCTGAAGATCCATCATCTCCTGACCCTCCCCATACTCACCGCCAGCGATGTACCTCGCGCCCTGACCATCCGTGCGACGCGACAAAGCCCCAGGACCGGACACAGGAGCTGGGTTGCTTGGTCGGCGCATACCGCCGTGACCCTCAGCCATCCTTCTCCTTCACCTCAAGCCTAGAAATGTCAGCCGCTGTCTCTTCAGCGAACTCTTCACGATCAGCACGCACCCACTCATGCGCTGACTGACCCAAGGCCAGTAGGGCAAGGTTCTGGAAATGTTCAGCAGCGGCCTGCGCCATCTGTGATGCGAACACCATTGATGTGGCTACCGTGTCAGAGTTGAACCAGGGTGTGGCTTCAACGACGACCGCCTGCTCAACCTCTACAGTCTCAAAGTCTTCGTCTTCCACGACCGGCTCCCTACCACTTCACCTTGTCAGCCCAGTAGGCCGCGCTCATCTTGCCCTTCGCGATGTTCGCCGCATGACGAGCCTTGAACGACGCCTGACGTTTCGTAGGCTGCCTGTCACCCGTCACACCCTGCTGACCAAAACGAATCGTCTTGACCTGTGAACCTTCCTTAGCCACAACAACATGCGACTTAGTCGGATGGTTAGGGGTGCGCTTAGGCTTGTTGTAGCCAGATACGCCAGCACGCTCTAGGCGCGAGTCCTTTTTCGCAGCCATCACTTCTTCTTTCTGACAGCAGCGTTGTCAACGAGGTTGGGGTACGGCCTACCCGCCTTCTTCGCACGCGCCTTCGCCGCAGCCTTCTGAGCTGGAGTCAGGGGAGTGGACTTCTTCTTCGGGTTGGGCCGATCCCAGAACGCCTTCTTACTTGCCACGCTTCTGCTTATAGACGCCTGAAGCTGATGATGATCCCTGCCGCTTCACACCAGTGCCACCGTTACGACCCGAGTTGGTCTTCTTGCCGACCCGAATCTTGGTCTGGGTGAGGTAGTCACGACGGGACATGCCCTTGCCAGTGCTTCCTGACTGAGCCTTCATGTCAGCGCCCACGCTTTGGAAGGTGGCTGTACGCACGGTCATTGACGATCTTCTTGACGGCAGCAGCCTTCTTAACGCCCTTTGTCATCTTCTTGACGGCATTGGAATTGCTGGCCTTGCCAAGATTCCTGATCTTGTTCTTCGCGGTGTAGTTTCCACCGCCACCAGAAGAACCTGCCTGCGCCCTAGCCATCACTTGCTCCCGTTCTTGCTACCACCGTAGCCATTACCGACCTTCGACTGACACCCACAGAAATTGCACATCAGCGAGTCCCCTTACCCGAACCACGAGTACCACCCGGCTGCTTCGCATTCGAGTGATTCGTCCACGAATTAGCCGAACCAGCAACCTGATGCGGAAGCGCATTCGTGCCCGACACATTCGACACATTCACATTCGGCGGCTGAACATAAGCCGCAGCCTTACCACCCTGATTCGCAGGCTTCTTAGGCGCTGCTGCCGGAACTGCCATGATGTTTCTCCTTAACCGATAGGTACTCTGCGTGACACATTCGCTGACAGGTTCGGCTCGCCACGCGAGGACAAACCAGCGAGAAGGAAGTTCAAATCAGGACGCCCACCGGGCGGCAAACCAGCCTGCCCAGGGGCCACACCACGCAAACGACCCGTGGCGTCAATGCCTTCAAGGTTGTCACCACCCGACATGGGATCCTGCATGGGATCGCCAGGGACCGGGGAGGCAGCATCAACCATCGGATCAACCATGCCGGGTGGCGGCTCAGGGGGAGCGAACGCTTCCGCGATCACTTCCTCAATCGGCTTACCCTTCTGCCTGCCCTCAATGATCACCGCGAGGCGGGTAAGGATCTCCCCAGGATCCTGACCATTCTGGGCAAGGACAGGGATGGCTTGCGCGTAACCAGCAACCGCCTGTCGCAGCGCCTGACGCATGTCCTCGATGTCCAGCTTCTGCTCTTCCTCTGTCGCGTTCAGTGAGAACGGCAGGGATCGGCGTAGCCAGTCCTGGGAGATGAGGCGATCCCCACGGGCCTGCAACCCAAACACCAGTGCGCGGTTAGGGTCCAGACCCGCCATGAGGCCATACTGCACATCGACCGAGTAATCGTTCTTGATGTCTTTCTCGGGCGAGTATGAAACCTCATATGGGGTGCCATTGTCGTTTCCGCGAACAGTCTTGCGGAACGACGACCAGCAGACCTCCTCCACCTCGAAGCAGAGGGCGATCAAATCCGTGTATGCCTCAGCGAACATGGCGTGCGCGGTGCGGACCTGGGTGTCGAACCCGGTCATCAGCGCCTGCACGCCACGGCCTGTGACGATGGATGCGTCTAGGTTGCCACCGCGAACCTCAGGGTAGCGGGAACCCTGACGCAGTTCGTTGTCGAGAATGCCTTGCTCTTGGAACGCAGCGGCAGGAACCTCAAGCGGGATGCGCCGGATCTTCTCCGGTGTCGTGGACCGCAGCACCGCATCAGAACCGAGTGACAGTTCCTGCACATCCTGGGGGAGTGCGATAGGTGCCTGCACTGACTTCTGTGCTGCTTCCATCGCGAGGAGCGCGAAGCGTGCCTTCGCCACCTGAACCGCGATCACATCATCGAACTGACCACGCGGATCCTCATCCAGGCCAGGGCGACGCACCTCCACCGCGAGGCACTTGCCCACCGGGTTAGCGGTACGCAGCAGCTCAATGCCGCCCTCACCGGGCAAGAACAGGATGTCCACATCCTTGTCGTGGTAACGCACCACCTCGATCTTCGTCGTGGCACCCGGTGCCTGCGACAAGATCACGTTCTCCAACTGCGGGAACTTCGCGACCAGATCATCAATGTGATAGTTGATCGTCTGGAACAGCGCCTTCACTCGGTCACGCTTATCGCGCACCGTGTAGCAGCCCATCGAATCCAGCCACTTGATGCGCGGCATGCGCTCATCCCAGTCGATCTCCACGATCCCAGGAACAAAGCCATACGTCACATAGCGGTCAGCAGCCGTGTACGCCTGCTTCTGCAACTGCGAATACTGCACATAGTAGGTGGCGATACGGGTACGCATCTCTGCACGCTTACGGGCAGAATCACTCACCATCGACGAGCTAGAGCAGTTGAACGAAGGCAGGGGGGCGATGACCTCAGCCAGATCCCGTGCCGCCACATCCACCATGTTCGCCACGATGGGGCGAGTGAACGGGCCATCCTCAGGGAACATCTCGGGGAACACGTTCGCCATCTGACCTGCACGCACCATCTTGATGTCACGCATGCGCTGGTCACGGCTGTTGTTCTGAACGCGAAGACGGTTATAGAGGCCAGCAACCTCGGCGGTACTAGGCAAGGGGCCTCCTACAGTGTTACGAACATTCGATTACGTTCAAACTCGTTCAAGTCCACCGTCGCCCGAGTGGAACGGTCGAAACGTGTGGCAAACGGGTTATTCACATGGGAGCGGGAGAAGTTCGTCATCGCCGCGATTCGGTCACGGCACGCAAGCTCTGCGAACCACAACGCCATCACAATGTCGGTCTTCTGAGTCTTAGGTGCGGCAGGGTGCCAAATGAGCAACTGCTCAATCATGGCTTTCGCTGACTCGCTGATCGCCGTGGACGGCAGCTCAATCATCTGATGCTTGTCCTGCCAGCCATGCCACAACGTGGTCATAGAGGCGACACCGAAATCCACATCATGCTTATTGGATCCAGTGAAGTGTTCCCGCAAGATCGCGCCAGCACCCGCCAGGTACTCGCGCACCTCACGGTCCTGCGTCAGCATCGACTGGAAGGCGTTCTTCTCCACACGCCACTCCACGACACCGTACTTAGTGGTCCACTCCCTGATCAGATCCCTGATCTGGTCCGGTGTCATCGCAGCCTTGTTCCAAATGTCCAAGACGTAGCGTTTCTGTGTGGACGGATCCAAGCCGATCACTACCGATGCTGTGTGCCCCGCCATTGCCGGGTCCAAGCCAGCTACACATATCAGCCCATCCATCCCCTCAGGGCGGCAGTTCACCATGCCACGCGGCATCAACCCGGTCATGCGATTGCCATTGATGGAAGCCCTCAGGGCTTCAGCCATGAAGATGCCCTCATCAGCGACCTGCTGCTGTTGGTACACCAG